ATATTATCTCTTCCAGAAGTAGCAACTTTTTGTACTTCAAGAACACCGCCACTTGTAGCAACAATGTGCTCGGTAAATGTTCCTAGAGTAGAACTCTTTGCTACTGTTTTAAATCCATTTTCGGAACGGACTGCACCGTTAAAAGTTGTATTAGCCATGTCATTCTCCTTGTCTCGGCTAGTGTCAGCTTACGCTGTCAAGGTTAATTTATTTTAGTATATAGTAAAAAAGGGTGACTATCAAGCCACCCTTTAAATTTTAGTTAGGCTCCTGGGGAACCAAAGATACCTAGCGGATCAGATACGCCAAAGCTGTATCTTTCTCTTGCCTTGTATCTGCTGTTGCCTGTGTCGAAGTCAGCATCCATAGATGTTGCCATCGGACTACGTGTGAAATGCTTTAAACCATTTGGAATATCAGTCATAATGAAGAAAGCATCTGTATCAGTCAAATAGTGATTGATAGTGTAGCCTTCTGGAATAGAACCGTTATTCTTAAGTGCGTTTAAGTCATTGTCTGCAGTGCCGACACGTCCTTCTGTCTCTAACAATCTAGTTGCAACAAACTGTAGATTTGTAGGGATAATTAACTTTCGAGGTCTAGCCGCAATCTTTAGGCCTCTCTCGTCTGTCCACCCACCAATCTGAATAACTGCTGCTTCAAGAGAAGTTTCGTTAAGATCAGCAGCAACAGCTGGTTCGTTAGAGTTAGTTCCACCTGAAACTAATGGGTGTGCTGTAGAGCAGAGCTCCACTCCATCGCCATATGTAGTACCAGAATCAAACGCATTATTTAAAATAGATGCTGCTTTGACCTGTTTTGTGTACGCCATAGCACGAGCTAGTGCTTTAGTATAACGAGCTGACAATGAGTCATACAAGTTATCCTCAATAGCTTCCTCAGTGATTGAGAAACCCATTGCGACTGTTTCGTGTGTGTAACGAGCTGTAAACGCTTCCTGAGCAGTGTCATATTCGATGGCTGAACCTTCGTCTTTGACTGGTGCTGCAGAAAACCCTGACAACTTAGTTTCTTCTTCGAAAGAACGATCTGAAGTTTCTGATTCGAAAATCTCAGCGTGTTCTTCACCATACTTCGCATACTCCATGCCGAATAAAGCATTAAGACCGGGAAGTAGTTCTTTAAGTAATTGAGCTCTTGATATCGCCATTGTTCTACCTCCTACAAGCCAACTGGGTTACGATAAGCATGTCCACCAATGAACACGTTACTACCATTGTCTGTATGTGTGCTGTAGATAACAAGCACTTCTTGGAACGCATCTGATCCAGATGCTGTGCTATCGACTACATCAATAATTTGAAATGGTAATGTTGAAGTTGTAGCAACTGAACCACTGTTGATAGCTAACTTACCTCTTCCATTAGTAGTATTTAATGTATTACTAATAATTGAAGCTTTGTTACCAATAACAGTTCTTGCTACTGTCGCCATTGTTGTTCCTGAAGAACAAACAGCTGCTTTTAAAATGATGTCAGGATCATCAACAACAAATGCATGAATATCACTAGCAACAATGCTGCCCGGATATTGATTGTTGAATGTTAACTGACTAGTATTTGGGTCAGTGTACTGACAACCCATAAATACACCCAGTGTGCCAGTAGCTGGGAAAGCTGTTGTGCTTCCGTCACGCTCGATGGTTCCGTCATTCACACGCTTTACTAAGTCACCTTTGCCGATAGCTGTGCCGTAGTTGCTGGCTATCTTCATCTGTCTAGTAGCACCTGTGTAAGGACGACCACCAATTAGGCCAACGGGTACGAGCCCATAAGGGGCATCAATAGTTGGATAAGCCATAATTAGTCTCCTAAATTATCCTAAATTAAAATTAAGTACCTTTTCCGAAAGTGACCTTCGATTTTCTCTCATGAAATAGAGGCATACGAGGATCATTTTCTCTCATAAGATTGTTGTCTACTGACTTAATTTGATTTGAGGTCTGTTCTTTAAAATGTTCAGTCCGCTCATCAACTAATTCAGTTGGAGCCTTACAAAGCATTAACCCACCAATCACGACATTATCTTTGAACTTTTCATTTTCAATAGTTACCAAAGTAATTTCTGGATGGTCAGTTGCTTTTACGGGTTCCCAACCCTCTCTGAGTTTTGAGGATACATTAGTGGCATCTACCTGCCCATGAGTGCTCGTTCGTATCCAGCGATAAGTATACCCTGGCTCAGGATTAGGAGACGGTAAAGTCTCTGGACGCTGCCAAGCCTTTTTACGAGTTGTTCTTTCACGTGTTTCAAGTTCTCTGTCAAGTCTGTTCTCAGCCATTATTCTTTCCTCATTTCTTCTGCAACCTTTTTGGCGTATAATTCTAATGGTACTCCAAGCCTCTTAGCTATGTTCACCTGTGTTTGCGTTAAAGTGACCTTTTTAGGGGCCGTGCTCCGTGTAGCGGGTGCAACCACGTCTGGACTTCGCTTAGGTTTCTCAACCTCTTTTGGCTTTTCAACCTCCTCCCCAAAATAACTTGGGAACAATTCTCGCATCCGAGTATCTATAGCTTCATAGTACTCTTCAGTTTTAGTAAAATCTTGCCCTTTTTGTTTAACAAGTTTACTATGCAACCCCAACGCAAGACTTGTCATCTCATCATCGGTGCCGAACCAAGTATTGGCATCTCTCCATTCTTTAGTCCGTGCATCTAACGTTGGAGCGTTACTCTTATTCTGTTCTACAGGAGTATTTTCTTCCTGTAAAGCAGGAACTTTAAAATTCTCTAACTTTTCTGCTTTAATCTTAGCAGCCGTTAAAGTTTCTTGAGCATCTAATACAGCATCTGTATCTCCAGAATCATACGCAGTCTTGTATGCTTTTTTAGCGGCTTCCAGTTCTTTCTCGTTAACTTTCTTAGCTTGTTCAAGCAAAACTGTTTGATTCTTATCTACAGTACCTTTTAGTTTTTTGTTCTCTTCCATGAGTTGTTGAGACAGTCTTTCCAGCTCGTTCTTTTCCCGTTCTGCTGTTTCCTTTGCCCGTCTCTCATCATGGTAACCCTTACTAAAATGTTTTATTCTAGTGCGTACCTTTTCAGAATATTCATTTAATTCTTCATCGGTTACCTCTGCAGGTGGCTCAGATACTTTACGATTTCTGTCAGCTTTTGGCGTATCGTCAACGACCTCGATTTCCATGTCATCTTTATCGCTAGCCTTACTATCCTCGGGCTTACTCTTATCTTCTGCCTTTTCTTCTGGTTTAGATTTTCCCGGTATATCAACCTCGACAGCACTCGACTTCTCAATCTCAATATCAGGTTTTTTATTTTCCTGTTCATCTGGAAATGTAAATTCTACTTTTTGAAATGCCATT